ACTATTTACTAAAAATTGAATCAATCCTCCATTACCTTTTTTTAATAAACATCTTTGAATTAACAACATATCTTTATCTATTTCAATGTAAGGTTTTGGTACATATCTGCAACCAATCTTAACTTTGCCAGTATTGTATGGAATACTCATATCAATCTCCTTTTTACATAGAAAATGCAAACATTGATCCAATTAAAATGCCAAATAAAGTGGCAACTAAATATTCAACCCAAGCTGGGATTTCATAACGATCTAAAAACATTTTGATTCCTTTCGTGAAATTTAAAATGGTGCTGGTTCAAAACTACTTAAATCAATTGGTTTATTCCTAATGTATTTGTAAGTCCAACCTTCACGAATTGAAACCAGTGCTATAGCTTCATCTTTATAACGAACTTTACGCATTAGATCACCAGTTTCATCGTAAATTAAATACATTATTTTTTAACCCAAATTGTTCTATAAGTATTAGGTAAACAAGTTACTCCTTGACTTACTCTAATTGGCTTTTTAGTTTCTGCTCTTTTTGTTTCCCATTCATTACGAGCAAATGTTGCAGATTTTTGTGCTAGATCTAAACTAACAACTTTTCCATCAACCATAAATTCAAAATCAGATTCAGGGGTATTGTAAGTATTTACCCATCTTAAAATATCCCAAACTTCAGATTCAAAAGAAGTCCAATCATTTGCACGATATTTAGCTACTTCACCTGTTGCTTTATATGTAATTTGAAATTTCATTTTTAATTTCCTTAATTAAAATTGTTCAAAAAAAACATTTTCTGACATAGGTTTTTTAAAATTTAAAGCATCGTTAATTTTAGGAAAAATTGCATAAATCCAATTACCCCTAGAATCTGTGCCAACTTCTACAGCTCTACCATCATTAAGAAAATGCAAAATAGAAGGTCTTAAACATTTACCAACATAATTTGTTTTTGTTTCATCAGAGAGTAAACTTGAAATTGATTTTCCTTCATCAGAAAACATACTACAAACAATTGGCTTAACATTGTTTTCAAACTGTTTTAAATAATTTAAATAACTTTTCATTTAATTCCCTTTCGTGAGTAATTAATAATAGTATTACAAAGAACTATGATATTTGCAACAATTATTTTAATTATTTTTAATATTTTTTAGGTGGGGATTTATAAAAGTCACGAAAGGTCAAGCATTGCACTTGAGGTTATTTTTTGGTAAACCACTCCATCTTCTATAAATCCCCAAAGCTTTTTAGAACGGGATTTGATCGTCTAAATCATCTATATCAGATAACTTATCAGGAAACCCATCTTTAGATTTATTGGAAGATCCATCTTTAGGTTGAGTTTCTGATTTACTACCAAGCAATTGCATTGATGTAGCAATCACCTTAGTTGAGTATTTTTCTACCCCATTCTTATCTGTATATTTAGAAGTATTTAACTTACCTTCAACATACACTGGATTACCTTTTAATAAATACTTTCCTGCAATCTCAGCCAATTTACCAAAAAATGAAATATTGATAAATTCAACCAGTTCTTTTTGTTCACCTGATTTATCTTTGTATTTTTCATTACAAGCTACTGTAATGTTAGTAACAAAAGAACCATTAGGTAGATTGTTTTGCATAGGTTCTTTAGTTAAATTACCTATCAAAATTACTTTATTTACAGACATGATATTTCCTTATTTAATTGATAAAGACTGTCCAGCAGTCAATCTTGCACCATCGATCACTACACCAGCCTTCAGATCTTCCTTCAAACGATTTTTATTTAAACTAGGAGCTGGTGGTTCAGGAATATCAAAGTATTCATCAGGAATCATATCTTGATTAAAAACATCTACAGCTGGTGGATTCTTACGAACACTTAAAACAAAATGAGGACTTTCTATTTTAGTAATACCAGTACGAACCATATTTTCTAATAGATACTCTTTAAGTCTATTTGCTTTAGATTCAATTAACTTTCTACGATCAGCCATAGCTTTTTCAGCAACTTTAATTGCATCAGCTGATGCTTCAAGGTTTCTTATAAACATGGCAACATTGGTTGCTTTTATTTCTAGCTCACCTGAAAGACCTTCTAATGTATCAGCAAAAGTTTGCTCATCAATCTCCATCTCTTGCAATTTTTGCATATCAATTAAATATTGATCAGCAATGGTATATAGGGCTAAGTTATTCATTATTTATTCTCCAATTGAGTTTTTTTTGCATCTTTTTTGTTAGTAAATTGTTTAATGGCTTCTTGATCTTGCTGTCCATAAGCAAATCGATATGCTGATTTAAAAGCTTTTTCAAGCTCAGATAAATCTGTTGATGCATCGATTGATGCTAAAAAATCTGCAACTTGACTTTCAGTTAATTGAGTTTTATTAACTGGTGATGCTGATTGTATTTGTCTTGGATTCACTTCATGAGTTTGACTATCTGATTCATTATCCCCTTCTGTAGGTATGGCAAAAGTTTGAATACAGGCATATTTATAAGAAGCAGACATAGCTTTATTTGTAGCTTTATCTCCACTATCCATAGCTTCACCAAAAGTTTTAACTGTATGCTTTGAACCATCTTCAGCACAAACAAAATCAAATTCAACTTCTACAGTTACATAAAATAGAGCTCCACCACTTTTAGCAATTCTTTCTACACATTCCCTAGCAAGAACTCTAGGTAAAATACAAAGACTATGTTTAGCTAACAATGGACTGATAGCATTATAAATATCATCAATACCTCGAAACTTATATCCAGCTCCTTGGCTATTTGTTTTACTTTTAGTAATACCAATCTTTGATAATTCATCTTGTACTGCATTAATTGCTTTATAAACTTTCATTAGAAATTTCCTTTCGTGGGGTTATTCTACAAAAACAGAATCTTGCTCAAAATCTTCAATAGCTTGTTTCTCAGCTCTTTTTTCCATCTCAGTGACTACTAAAGAATGAATAAATTTACCTAATTTTTCATATTCTTTATCAATAGAAAAACTAAAAATTTGTCCAATTTCTTTAACATTGGCATTACAAAGAGCATCAGTAAAATTTTGCCAATCATAAGGATCAAAATCTGCTCCTTCAGAAGTTAATTCTTTAACTTTTTCATTTACATCATCTTGGCAAAAAGTTTGATCATGGTATGGATCTTGCAACCAATCATCATAGGTCATTGTCATTTCTATTCCTTTCGTGAAATAAGGTAGTAAAATTACTACTCCAAACTATTATATCATAAATCTAAATAAAACTATGACTTTTTCAAAAAGAACTGATAAAAACCAACAAGAAATTATTGATGCCATGCGAAAAATGGGAGCAACAGTAATGGATCTTAGTAAAGTTGGTAAAGGTTGTCCTGATTTACTGGTAGGAATTAACAATAAAACAGCTCTTGTAGAAGTTAAATCCAATGCTAAAGCTAAGTACACTCCTCATCAAGAAAAATGGCTACAAGCATGGAAAGGTGGAACTGTAGCTAGGATAGATTCAATTGATTCAGCAATCCAGCTTATTAAAATTCTATCTAAATAACTTACATAGTCACACTTTTATAAAAATAATTTATTAAATTTAATTTTAATAATAAATGTTATAAAATGTGGTAGTATTATTTTAGAAAGGAGTTTTACATGGACATTTTTACAGAATTAAAACATGAGTTCGGCTCTTTGTATCGATTAGCAATGCTTTTAGGTATAAGAGAAACTGCAATTTATCAATGGAAAGCAAGATGTAAAGGAATTCCAATTAAGCATTTAAGAAAAATAGTTGAACTATCAGATGGTAGATTAACTAGAGAAATGCTTAGACCTGATATTTTTGGAGATTAACATGGCTGGTGATTGGATTAAGTTTCAAGTTGATACTCCTGATAAACCAGAGGTATTGGCAATGGCAAATCGTTTAGGTATTGATCCTGATGCAGTTGTAGGAAAACTAATTCGAGTATGGTCATGGTTTGATAAACATACAGTAGATGGTAACGCAAATAGCGTTACATTTTCGTTTCTTGATCGTTTAACTTGCGTTACAGGATTTGCAGAACAAATGCAATTCGTAGGATGGTTAGAACAAGATGGAAGTATTTTAAGAATGACAAATTTTGACTATCACAATGGAAAATCAGCAAAATCAAGGGTTTTAGGGAAAGATAGGCAAGATAAGCATCGAAATAGTAACGCAAAAAGTAACGCACAAATCGTTACAAAATCGTCACTAGAGAAGAGAAGAGAAGAGAAGAATATTAATACACCTGAAGGTGTTAGTGATTTAGTTTTTAAAGACTATTTATTTTTTAGAAACAAAATAAAAGCACCAGTAACTGAAACTGTAATCAAAGGTTTAAGTGAGGAAGCAAAAAAAGCCAATTTGACATTAGAACAAGTAATGATTGTTTGTTGTCAAAATGGTTGGAGAGGATTCAAAGCTGAATGGATGACTAAAGAACAACCTAAACAGAAAGTGAATTTTTTATGATTGGACAGGATGAAGCCTTTAAGTTTTGGTATAACAACAACTATTTGCATGGAGTATTTGTATTCGTAGGTACTAAAGATGAATGGTTTGATCCTAAAGACAATTATTGTGCTTTACCAAGTATCTATATTGAAAAAGATATGCCAAGAGGAATTGATTTAGCATTTTTAAACAATCAAATTGTTCATTTACTGCATAAAGATGGTACAGATGAACAATTTTTAGCTTGGTATTTACATATCATTAATTTAAAACCAAAGCTTTTACTAGCTTCAGATTCGGAGAATGAGCTTTATGTTAATCAACATTGATTTAGAGCAGTATCGTGAATTTCACGAAATTATGTATCAAATTAAAGAAAAGGCAGTATTTGAAGATGAAATTAAGAATTACTATAAAAATCGTCATTTAGGTATTGAAGGAGATAAATTACCTTGGCAGAAACTGGATCAGTTAGTTGGATTAAGACATTCTGAGCTAACCATTTGGGCAGGTGAAAATGGATCAGGTAAATCTCTTATTCTTGGTCAATTAAAACTTGCTCTTTTAAAAGCTAATAAAAGGGTTCTTACTGCTTCTTTAGAAATGACACCAACAAAGACACTATCACGAATGGTTCGACAAGCAGTAGGCTCTTTAAATGTATCAAATCAAGATATTGAACAGTTTATGCACTGGAGAAAAGAGAAAGCATTTTTATTTGATCATCAAGGCAGAATTGAACCTTGGCAATCAATAGCATTGTGTAGATACGCAAAACAACATTTAAATTGTGATCATATTATTTTAGATTCCATGATGAAATTGGTTCGAGGAGAAGATGATTTTAATGGTCAAAAGGATTTAGTAGATGCTTTGTGTGATGTAGCCAAAGAAACAAAAATGCATATTCATTTAGTCCATCACATTCGTAAAGGTGGGGAAAGCAATCGAATAGCTGAAAAGAAAGATATTAAAGGTTCAGGAGTAATTACTGATCTTGCAGATAATGTTATTTTGATTGCTAGAAATCGAGTAAAAGAAAAAGAAACTGAACAAAATCAAATTGCTGATAATTCACAACCTGATACATTTTTAATTACTGCAAAGCAAAGAAATGGGGATTGGGAAGGAACACTAGGATTATGGTTTGATAAGAGAAGCCAACAATTTACAGAAAGTTTTAATCAACCAATAATTAAATATTTGGAGGACTAATGACTGATTTATTTGATGGAGAACTTGAACCAAGTTGGAAAGATCACTGGAAAAATATGCCTGAATTTGTGCAAGGTGATCTATCACCTCATCGAGTTATTTATGTTCGATTCAGAAATGATGAAGATGTAAAGAAATTTGAAAAACTTATGGATCAAAAAATTACTGAAAATCAAAAAACCATTTGGTTTCCTTATGCTGAACCTAGAATAGTTTCAAATTTAAGATATGTTGATGAATCCTAGTTATCCAATTTACATTGTTTCTAAAGGCAGATGGGAAAGCAGATTAACCAGTAAAGCATTAGAAAAGATCAATGTTCCTTATTACATCATTGTTGAAGAACAGGAATATGAACAATATGCAAATGTAATTAATCCTGAAAAAATCCTTATTCTTCCTAAAAAATACTTAGAAGATTATGATCCTTATGATGATCTTGGATTCACAAAAGGAAAAGGAGCTGGTTGTGCTCGTAATTTTGCATGGGATCATTCCATTAGTTTAAATGCTTCATGGCATTGGGTAATGGATGACAACATTGCATCATTTCAACGATTAAATCGTAATCTGATGGTCAAAGTAACTACTGGAGCAATTTTTAAAGCTTCAGAGGATTTTGTAGATCGATATGAAAATTTAGCCATAGCTGGTTTTAATTATGATTTTTTCTGTCAATCGAAAGAACAGCATCCTCCTTTTATTTTAAATACTAGGATTTACTCTTGTTTGCTCATTAGGAATGATATTCCTTATAGGTGGAGAGGAAGGTATAACGAAGATACAGATCTATCCCTAAGGGTTCTTAAAGATGGTTGGTGTACTGTTCAATTCAATGCATTTATTCAAGAAAAAGCACAAACTCAAACCATGAAAGGTGGTAACTCAGATGAATTTTATTTTAAAGAAGGAACTTTACCTAAATCTCAAATGTTGGCTAATATGCATCCTGATGTTGCTAAGGTGGTATGGAGATTTAATAGATGGCATCACCATGTAGACTACAGGGCATTTAAAAAAAATAGATTAAGATTTAAACCTGATCTTGATATACCTGATCAAATAAATAATTATGGAATGTTTCTGAGGAATATAGATTGATTATGATATATTATTTATATGGAAAAGATAAAAATTGAACCCAAAGGAAATGCTGTAAAAAAAGTAAGAGAGTTTCTTGTTAATCAACAAACTCCTTTTACCTATGCAGATATTTTAAAAAATTGCGATTTAAATGCAACTGAAATTTCAATGGCTTTATGTCATTTGGTAAAAATGAAATTTGCAGTTCGTGAAAAAATCCCCAATCCTCATCCAAGAGGTAGGAGAAATATTTGGCAATACACTTACATTCATAAAAAAGTTAAATGAAACAATTTTTTATTCTTGCTAATGATGTGGCAAGAAATAATGCAATTCAAGCACTTAAAAATGCTCCTGAAGGATATGTAGTTGAGGTAAAACCTAAAAGCAGATCCTTAGAACAAAATGCATTACTTCATGCACTCATCCAAAAAATATCATCCAAGGTAGAATGGGCAGGAAAACTAAGAGCAGTAGATACATGGAAAAGACTCCTTACAGCTGGTTGGTTAAGAGCAAGAGGTGAATCAATTGAAATATTACCAGCACTTGACTTCCAAGGGGTAGATATTGTTTTTCGTCATACTTCTCATTTAACAGTTAATGAAATGACAGAATTTATTGAATACATCATGGCATGGGCTATTGATCAAGGAATTGAAATATAAAACAAAAAATACAAAATTCTGATATGATGTAATCACCAAATAAGGAAAAATTATGGAAAATTGGAAAAATATAATTGGTTTAGAAGATTTTTATGAAGTTTCTAATTTAGGAAATGTTAAATCAAAAATTAGAAAAGGTCGTACATTGTATGGGGAAAGATTATATGGTGGAAAATTATTAAAACCAATTATTCATGGAAATGGTTATCCTTGCGTAAATTTAACAATTAAAGGTTTTAGAAAACAATTTTTAATTCATCGATTAGTTCTTGAATCTTTTGTAGGATCTTGTCCAGTAGGAATGGAAGCTTGTCATTTAAATGGAAACAGATTGGATTCTTCTTTAAAAAACTTAAGATGGGATACAAGAAGTAATAATGCTTTAGATAAAAGACATCATAAAACTTGGCAAGGTGCTGAAAATAATGGAAATTCTAAATTAACAAATGCACAAGCAAAAGAAATTAGATTATCAAAATTATCTGTTAAAAAATTAGCTGATATTTTTAAAGTTGCAGAATCAACAATTTTAAGAGTAAAAAAACAAGAAACTTATGATTTTAGAAAAATTAACATCTAAACAAAGAAAAGATTACTATGAAAAAGTCGCAAGAATTGGATGTATATTGTGTCAAAAACTTGGATATGAAACAACAGATTGTGGATGCGAACTGCATCATGTCAGAACAGGTAACATCCCAAGGAAAAATGCTCCAGTTATCCCCTTGTGCTTTGAGCACCATCGAGGAAATACCGGTATTCATGGACTTGGCACTAAAAGATTTGAAAGAACTTACAACCTTACCCAACAAGAACTCTTACTTCTCGTCAAAGAAAAGATAGGTACAAACCCTTATAACTTGTGATAACATCAATACTATGACTAAGAGAAAAAAACCTGAAGATTGCTTACCTGCTGGTAGACCTACTGTTTACAAAGAGGAGTATTGTGAAAAGATTATAGAGTTCTTTGATATTGAACCTTACATTATGGATATTCTTCCTGATAAGAATGGTGGAAAGAAAATAGAAATCATTCCTTGTAAGTTCCCTACACTAACTAGATTTGCTTGTAACATTGGGGTAACAAGAGAAACATTACATGATTGGGCTACTGCTAAATTAGCCAATGGAAATCTTAAACATCCAAGATTTTCTTACGCATACAAAAAAGCTAAAGATTATCAGGAATCTATTTTGATTGAAGGATCAATGGCAGGAGCATTTAATCCATCATTTGCTATCTTCACAGCAAAGAATGTTCTTGGTTGGAGAGATAGATCAGAAATAGAGAACTCAGGAACAGTAGAAATTAACTATCATGGTGGTTTACCAACTCCTAATGAAACATGATATTTATGCACCAACATTCCATACAGGGCAAATTGATCTTTATAACAATCAATCAAAGCTTAATGCTGTCAGATGTGGAAGAAGATGGGGAAAGACCAAGTTTTTAGAGATACTAGCAACTGATGGAGTATGTAAAAGAAAATCAGTAGGCATATTCGCACCTGAATACAAACAGCTTCAAGAACCTTGGGATCATATTCGAGAGATATTAGCTCCCATTATTTCATCAGCAAATCGCAATGAAGGAACAATTAAATCCAAATATGGTGGCAAAGCTGATTTTTGGATATTAAATGATAATGAACTTGCTGGTCGTGGTCGTGAATATGATCTGATCTTAATAGATGAAGCATCATTTACCAAAACACCTCAAATGAAAGAGATTTGGGAAAGATCACTCAAACCTACTATGCTTACTACAAAGGGTACAGCATGGGCATTTAGTACACCTAATGGAGTAGATACTGAGAACTTCTTTTATTCCATCTGTAATGATCAAACAATGGGATTTACTAATTTCCATAAGCCAACCAGTACGAATCCTTTTGTACCCCTTGAGGAACTTGAAAAAGAAAGACAAAGAAATAACCCATTGGTATTTCAGCAAGAATACCTAGCTGAGTTCGTAGATTGGTCAGGAATTGCCTTTTTTAGCCTTGATAAGATGCTCAAGGATGGTAAACCCATAGACTATCCAGTTAAATGTGATGGTGTCTATGCAGTCATGGATACAGCAGTCAAAGGTGGTAAAGAAAATGATGGTACAGGAGTAATTTACTTTGCAATCAATAAGCTTTATGGCCAACCTTTAATTATCCTTGATTGGGATATTTATCAAGTGGATGGAGCATTATTGGAAAGCTTTATTCCTACTATTTTTCAAAGATTAGAAGAATTTGCTAAACAAACACAGGCAAGGCATGGTTCAATTGGTTTATTTATTGAGGATACAGCTACTGGATCAATACTAATTCAGCAGGGTAGAACTAGAGGATGGAACACTCATGGGATTGATTCAAAGCTCACAGCTGTAGGTAAAGATGAAAGAGCTATTTCTGTATCAGGGCATTATCACCAAGAAAAACTTAAAATATCTCAATACGCATTTGATAAAGTATCATCATTCAAAGGTTCAACAAGAAATCATTTGATTACTCAAGTAACTGGTTTCCGTATTGGAGATAAAGATGCACATAAAAGGGCGGACGATCTTTTAGACTGTTTTACCTATGGTATAGCAATAGGAGTTGGAGATAAAAGAGGTTACTGATACAATATTTATATGATTTTACAATAAGGATAACCATGTCAGATATAACGATTACTACAACAAAAGTTGGTGGAACTCTTATTGATATTTTGACAGCTGGAGATATAGAGCCTGGTTCTGATGCTGGTTATCAATTATGTAAAACACTATGGGAATATCATCCTTTAGGTGGAAAACTCGTAGAAAAACCTATTGCAATGGCTTTATCAAAGCCTAGAGCAATTAATGTAGATGCAGAACCCAAAGATATGCTAGTTGATGCTTTTCAGCGTGAATGGGATAAATTAGGTGCTACTAATCATATTCGTGATGTTAGTTTCATTAAAAGAGCTTATGGAGCAAGTGCAATTGTTATTGGATCTCCTAATGTTCCAACTACTGAACCATTAGACCTATGGAAACTTGCTGATCAAGAAATTTACTTTAATCAATTAGATCCTTTAAATTTAGCTGGATCGATTGTTACAAATCAAAACCCCAATGCACCTGATTTCCAAAAACCATTAGCTTATAGCACTGCGGCTGGTCAACCATATCATCCAAGTAGATCTGTTGTAGTGTTCAATAACACTCCTATTTACCTTAGTTTTCAATCCTCAGCATTTGGTTTTACTGGTAGATCTGTATTTTTAAGAGCTCTTTACCCAATGAAATCATTTGTTCAATCGATGATTACTGATGATTTGGTTACTTTCAAAGCAGGTTTATTAATTGCAAAACAAAAACCAGCTGGATCAATTGTTAATAACCTTATGGAAATGGCTTCAGGCATTAAGAGGACTTATCTACAACAAGGCAAAACTGGTAATGTTCTTTCGATTGATATTGATGAAAGCATTGAAGCTTTAAACCTTACCAATACTGATACTGCTATGACTACTGCAAGAGATAACATTATTGCGAACATAGCCGCTGCTTCTGATGTTCCTGCATTACTGCTAAAAGATGAAGCAATGACACAAGGATTTGGTGAAGGTACAGAAGATGCTAAAGCTATTGTTCAATTCATTGATGGTATTAGAAATGACATGGACAGTTTATTTAAATTCTTTGATAAGATTGTTCAGCATAGAGCTTGGAATAGGGAGTTCTTTGAAGCAGTTCAGAATCAATATCCTGAAATTTATAAAGATAAGACCTACGAACAATCGTTTTATATGTGGCAAAATGGTTTTAAAGCTGATTGGGTTTCTTTAATGGAAGAACCACCAAGTGAAAAGGTCAAAGTAGCTGATATTAAGATGAAATCACTTACTGAAGTATTGCGAACTGTTTTACCAGTAATTGATCCACAGAACAGAGCAACATTAATTCAATGGGCTCAAGACAACATTAATGAAATGGAAGATTTATTCCAAAGCTCTTTAAATTTAGATTCTGATTTAATTTCTGAATATGAACCACCTCAAGGTGCAATGCCCGAAGAAAAATTAACTCGTGGATCTTAAGATATAAATATGAGATTTATTAATAAAAAATCAGGTCAATTTGTAACTATTCATCCTAGAAATACTCAAGGAGTTTGTGCTTTATTAAGAAATGATGAATACTTAGTCATCAAAAATGATGATGGAGAACACTGGATTACCTTAACACCATCAGGTGAGCATGTTTTAATCAATGGTGAAGGTAAGATCATGGCAGGTGCTGGTGATAAATTAAATGGAAAACAGCTAAAAGATGTCAAATCTAAATCTAAGAATGTTGAAAAACATGGTGCTCCTAATCCACAATTCCCACCAAAATCAATAGAAACTCCTAAGGAATCTGAATTTCAAAAAAATCATAAAGAATTTATTGATTTAATGCAAAAAGATTTATTAAATCAAAATGATCCTGAAAAACTAAGAGAAACAGTTACAAAAGTTAATAATTTTATTGTTGATAAAAAAAATGATCCTAATTTATCTGATGAAGAAAAAGAAAAATTAAATGAATTGCGTAATATTCGTATGCAATTAACAAAAAAGTTTTTAGAAATAGAACAAAAAGAAGCAAATAATCGTGCAAAAGAAATAAAAGAAAAATCTAAAAATGAATCAAAAGATGTATTATCTTTTAATGAATCTAATCAATCTTTTATGAAAAAAAATATTGAGGATATACAAAAAGAATTTAAAGAAAAATTTAATACTGATGTGGCATTAGGAGAAAATAAAGCTAAAAGAAAAGCATTATGGGAAGAAGCTACAAAATATCGTTTAGCAGGAGAATTTGAAAAATCTGAAGAAAAGAGAAAAGAATACTATGCTTTAGGAAAAGCAGTAGGTGCAAGAGTTCGTAGTCATACACCTGTTGATATTACAGCTAATACTAAAACAGCAAAACAACAAAGAATGATTATTGGTAAAGTTGCTGATGCATACGAAGATTTAACAAAACGAGGTTGGGATATTAAAAATGCTTTAGGTTCAGGAAAAGTAGCTTATACACCAGCTGGAGTTGGTAAAAATTGTGGTCATGCATTTCAACAAGATGGTGTAGGTTACTATTCAATTAGTCATGGTAAATATTTTGATCCAAAGTATTTAGCTGAAGCAAAATTAGGTAGAGAAAGAAGGGAAAAGGCAAATAAACCAAGGTGGACTGTTGGCATGGGTACAGAATATGAAATGCAGGCTACTATTATTCACGAAATGACACATGCATTAGGTATGCAAAAGCATATTGATTCACCTGCAAAATTACAAGGTTTATTTAAAAAATTAGCAAGTGATGGAAAATTTACAGGATTTCCAACTGAAAAACCTGATATGCATGAATTTTCACGAATGAAAGAATGGATTAAATGGAATATATCAGAATATGCTTCTACTAATTTTTTAGAAACAGATGCAGAGTTAGCAACATTAGTTACAAGTCCTGATTATGTTAGAGGAACTTTACCTAAAGAATTAGAAGATCATGTGGATGATTTATTAAAAAGGAAGAATTAAATGACTTTACCAATACCAAAAGATATTAATTTTGAAGTTCCTGAAACAACTGAAGAAGAATTTTTTAATCTAAATCCTAAAGATTGGCAAGAAGATGAAGCTTTGCTAAAAACTGGTGAATGGAAAGATATTCCTGATGATAGTAATGATTAAATTAAAAACACAATGACATTCTTTGAAACTCTTACTGAAGCAGTAAATGACATCATAGAGAATGGCTATGATTCAGAGGATCGTATCAGAATGTGGATGGACAAGATTTATCAATCTGCACTACTTGAGTTAATACCTGAAGAACAAATCCATCAAGAACTAGAGAAAGCATTAAGATCTGCTTTTCATCGATTGGTTACTAAAGGATCATTGGTTAAAGGTGGAGTTAGTAAATTTGATATAAATAGATTAAAACCTAAGCTTCAAGCTGAACTGGATAGAAGAATAGTAACATCAGCTAATTTGATTAAATTAAATCGTAAAGATGCAATTAATAATGTTTTAAGACGATTTGAAGGATGGGCAACATCAATTCCTGCTGGTGGATCTAAGGTAGTTGATCGTGTTCAGCAAAAAAAAGATATTCGTAAATCATTGGGCAAGATGGGATTTGAGCAAAGAAGGGTAATTATTGATCAAACCCATAAGCTTATTGCAAACATTAATGACATTGTGGCAGTAGATAATGGTGCAATTGCTGGAAGGTGGCTTAGTCATTGGAAGCAATTAAATTACAATTATCGAAAAGATCACAAGGAAAGAGATGAAAAAATCTATGTCATTCGTGGATCTTGGGCAGATAAGCAAGGTTATTTAGATCATCCTCATGGTTATACAGATGAAATAACAATGCCCGGTGAACAAATTTATTGTAGGTGCTCATATGTATATTTATATAATTTAAAGCAATGCAAAAATATTTTGACAAAAAAAGGCGAATTAGCATTACAATCAATAAAAACCAAATAGGTCATTTTTATGCCATTTAAAAGCAAATCTCAAGAAAAATTAATGCAAGGTGTTGCACATAATCCTGAATTTGCTAAAAAAGTTGGAATACCTCAATCTGTTGGTAAAAAATTCATCAAACATTCAAAAGATGAATCCCCTGAAGAACCCACCCCATTAAGTACACCTGAATTTATTGAAGATGAAAGCTTAGAGCTCGATGAAACTAAGCATGAATTAGCTTCTATTCGTCAAGAAATTGAAGCTATTAGTCGTAAAATTCTAGGTGTTAAAGTTGATAACTATCTTCAAAAAGCTATGGAATCTGATCTAAGAGTTGCCAATAGTGAAACAGTTCCTAGATTTGGAGCAGATAGTGAGCTATGGCAAACCAAAAAAGGTGAGAATAAAAATGGTGGTTTAAATGAAAAAGGCAGAGAGAATTATAATAAATCTCATCATGCCCATTTAAAAGCACCACAACCTGAAGGTGGATCTCGTAAAAGCTCATTTTGTGCTCGTATGAAAGGCATGAAAGCAAAACTTACTTCTGAAAAAACAGCTCATGATCCTGATTCAAGAATTAATAAATCCTTGAGAAAATGGAAATGTGATGCTGATGAAGTAAAAAATGAATTATCTAACATCGTTGATGCTTTGATTGATTATGCAGAATCAATTCCTGATGAAGATCCATGTTGGCAAGATTATCATCAAATTGGTATGAAAGAAAAAGATGGTAGAAAAGTTCCTAATTGCGTAGCTGATTCAGTTACACAACTTTCAGATATTCATGGAATTGAATTACCTGTTTCAGAATCTAAGCCAGTAGCAAAAGATGCTGGTGCTAAAGGTCGTGCTTCAGGCATTTTATTTTTGACTGATGAAGGTGAAATTTTGATGATTCGTAGGGGAGATGGTGGTGATTATCCTCGTACTTGGGCAGTGCCCGGTGGTCATCAAGAACCTAATGAATCTTTAGAAGATGGAGCTCGTAGAGAATGTTTTGAAGAAGTAGGAATTGATTATGAAGGCAAACTGGAAGTATTGCATGATGATGGTCAATTCTGTACTTATATTGCTAGAAACTTTAAAAAGTGCAAAGTTATATTAAATGATGAATCTACTGGTTATGATTGGTGTCCAGTAGGAGAACCTCCAATGCCATTACATCCGGGACAACAAATTGCTATGCAAGTGGCAAATATTAAGACTGAATACGATGTTGCAGAGCTAATTCAATCAAATGTTTTGCCAAGTCCACAAATGTATGCGAATATTATGCTTATTGCGATTCGTATTACTGGAACTGGATTAGCTTATAGAGGTTCTATTAATGAATATGTATGGAGAGATTCATCTTTATATTTAAATGATGAGTTTCTAAAGAGATGTAATGGTTTAATGGTGATTATGGATCATCCTGAATCAGCAGTTTTGAATGGAAAAGAATTTAAAGATAGAGCTGTAGGAAGTATTATGTTGCCTTATATTAAAGGTGATGAAGTTTGGGGAATTGCGAAGATTTACGATCAAGATGCAATTGATGAAATTTGTGAAGGTGAAATTAGCACATCCCCATCAGTAGTATTTGACAATACTGCTGGAAACACTACACTTACAACTGAGAATGGTGATCCACTCTTAATTGAAGGTGTTCCATTTCTTTTGGATCATATTGCTATAGTAACAAAAGCAAGAGGATCGAAAGGTGTATGGGATAAAGGTGGCGAACCAGCTGGAGTTTTATTAACTAACCCTGAGGTATCAAACTATGAATGAAAATGTAAATGCACCAAAGGCAGATGCCCAAGGTGAAAAATTAGATGCTGTTTTAACTGCATTGAGCAATTTGGCTTATCGTGTGGATTCAATGGAAAAAAACTTACCAGCACCACCATTGGTAACTGCGGCTGATAAAAAGAAAGCCAAAAAGGATGATGATGATGCAATGTGCGATGATGATGATGAAGAAGAAGAATCTGAATCTGAAGCAAAAAAAATGATGGAAAGAAAGATGGATTCAAAAAAGCGTAAGGATGCTGAAGGATCTGATCCTAAAGAACATGGTAAATCAGGTGAAATGAAGCTTGATGAAGAAGGTAAAGTAAAAGAAAATGGTCACATGAAATTCAAAAAAGATGATGATGATGCCATGTGTGATGATGACGAAGAAGAAGATGATGACGATAAAATGTTAAAGAAAGATGAAGAAGCTATGAAGATGGATGAGGAAGAAGCTAAATATGCTGATGCACAAGCTAAAGCTGATTCTGTTTTTGCATCTTTTGGTAAATCTGCATCAAGACCACTTCAAGGTGAAAGCTTAATTGCTTATCGTAAGAGATTATTGCGTGGATTACAGTCCTATTCTGATACTTATAAAGATGTAAATCTGATTAAGGAAATCAAAGGTGAAAAAATGCTATCAATCGCTGAAAAGCAAATTTTCAATGATGCTTTGAAAATGGCTAAATCTCCAACTGTATTTGCTAATGATGCTGAATACGAAATCAAAGAAAGAGATGCTTCAGGTCGTACCATTACCAAATTTAAAGGTGGTTTTGGTTGGTTGGACTTTTTTAAAGTTCCTGCTCAAAGAGTTAAGGAATTTAACCTCAACAACAACAGAAAGTAAGGATAAATTATGACAGCATTAATTTCACTAAATCCTATGCAAACCACCAATGCTAGTGGGTTATTTACTACTAACACAGCTGGTTATACGCAAGGTGATGCTCAAGATGATCCAGCAGTTAAGTTTTCTTTAGCTGGTGGTATTCTTTCTACATCAGCAACTACTCCATTATGGGGAGGAGTTCCTATTCAAGAGTTCTCAGCTTTAAGACAGAATGGACAAGGTACTTTATCTGCTAATTTGCAACCCGGTACTGATACTCTTGGTTCAACAATTCTTCAAGCAACTGCATCTGCTAATCCAACAGGTATTGCAGTCTACAATCAAGCTTATGGTGGTATTACAACTCCACAATCTACAGCTCCATTGTTTAGCCCCGGTATGTCAGTTAATTTTTATCGTTTTGGTAGCAGAGCTCGTATTCCATTAATCCTTGATCCAGCTTCTATTAGTATTGATGGTCAATTGATTTCTACAACTGTTTACTACAACTATACAAATAACTGGATTACAACAACTCAGCCGGGTTCACAATCAGCAATTCCAGTACAAGTTCTAGCAGTTAGCACCAGTGGCAATAAAACAGTTTCCTATAACTCAGGAACTAATACAGCCAACTGGATTTACAATCAATATGTGGCTCTTTGCCTAATTTAATAAAGGAAATTTACTATGTCAGGCTTTGCTCCCTCATATGTAACAGCTAATCCTCACTACATGATGCCTGAAGTGATCATGCAGTATTCATTAGCTTCAGGTGCTTTTACAACTCTTGCTACTGAAAATCCAATGGCAAGATTAGGTGAAGGTGATTTGTATGTGTACGCTAAAAAAGTACAAGTAACTACTCAAGTTCAAGCTAATCAATCACTGATTAATCAATTGCCAAGTGCTTCAGTCATTCCATCAATGATTAGTACTGCTACATATCGTGTTCAGACAAGAGCACAATATGATAACTTTGATGAATCTGCATCTTCAGCATGGGGTTATGCATTACCTCAAGCAATGAGATTAGCGGCTCGTCAAGGTATTGCTCAACAATTGCGTAATGCTTTATTGTTTGGCTATAACCCT